GGTGAGCGGAGGCACTTTTGTCTTTTAGAGTCGTTCTAAAAACAAGGGTATTGGCGATGCATACTACATATGGTAGACCTGACGTTGGTGGCAAAAGGAGACATGAATGGCGAGTATCGCTCAGGTAGCAGCTGCGCTTGATTTATCTACCAAGATGGTCAACGACCTAATCGCGCGAGGCACAATAACGAAGAAGCCTCGCGGCCAATACAACATTGAAGAAGCCGTGAAAGAGTATGTCCGTCACATCCGCGAGGTGGCGGCTGGTCGATTGCGTGCGGGCGAGCTAGACCTTGCGGAAGAGCGCGCTCGTTTGGCTAAGGAGCAAGCTGATGCGAAAGAGATGGAGAACGCTGTTTCTCGTGGCGACCTTGTATATATCGACGATGTGGCCAAGCAAGTCGAGGCCCAGCTTAATGCGGTCCGCACTCGGCTACTGGCAATACCAAGCAAGGCTGCGCCTTTGGTTGTCGGCGCGACGACGACAGCGGAAACTAAGTCGGTGATTGAGGATATGGTGGAGGAGGCATTAAATGAGTTGGCTGGATACGATCCGCAAACATCAGACGAAGAGGCTTGAGGCGAGACTGGCCACGGCTGTCCGCAAGTCTATGAAACCGCCTCCCAAGTTGTCGGTTAGTGCTTGGGCTGACAGCAATCGCAGACTGTCGCCCGAAAGCTCGGCTGAGGTCGGTGCGTGGAATACAAGCAGGGCTGAATATCAACGCGAGATATTAGACGCTGTATCCGACGCATCTGTTGAGGCCGTAGTTATCATGTCGTGCGCCCAGGTCGGCAAGACAGAGATACTGCTCAACCTGATTGGCTACCACATCCATCAAGACCCTTCGCCAATCTTGTTGGTTCAGCCTACGCTCGATATGGCTCAGACCTTCTCCAAGGACAGGCTCGCGCCGATGCTGCGGGACACGCCCGTATTGCAGGGCAAGGTGGCTGACCCGAAGTCACGAGACAGCGGAAACACGACACTGAAGAAGAACTTCTTCGGCGGTCACATAACAATGTGCGGCGCGAACAGTCCCGCGTCTCTTGCCAGCCGACCAATCCGCGTCGTGCTGTTTGACGAGGTTGACCGCTTCCCTGTATCGGCTGGTTCCGAGGGCGATCCAATCGACCTGGCTCGAAAGCGGAGCGCAACTTTCTGGAACCGCAAGGAAGTGGCTGTATCAACACCGACGCTGAAAAACTCGTCTAGGATTGAGGCATTGTTTGAAAACACGGACAAAAGGGAATATCATGTTCCCTGCTCTGACTGCGGACACCATCAAGTGATGAAGTGGTCCCAAGTTCATTGGCAGGATGGCGACCCTTCTACCGCCCATTATGTGTGCGAGGAGTGTGGTTCGGTTTGGGATGATGCGGCTCGGTATAGAGCGATACGCACGGGAGAGTGGCGAGCCACCGCGCCATTCGTCGGTAGGGCGGGCTTCCGACTTTCTGGTTTGTGTTCGCCTTGGACGCCACTATCATCGGCTGTGTCAGATTTCCTACAGGCGAAGAAGCTGCCCGAAACTCTGCGCGTATGGGTCAACACATATCTAGGCGAAAGCTGGGAGGATGATGGCGAGCGCCTGGACGACTTCCAGATAAGCAGCCACCGCGAAGACTACACCAGTGACAGCATCCCAGAAGAGGTCGTGTTTCTTACAGCGGGCATCGACGTCCAAGACTCGTATCTCGCTTGTGAGGTGGTTGGCTGGGGCCGTGATGAGGAAAGCTGGTCCATCGAGTATCGTGACTTCTTTGGCGATCCCGCTTCGGCGCAAGTGTGGGCTGACTTGGATAACTACCTGTCCACCACGTTTACTACGTCGGATGGCAGGGAGCTTGACATCAAGGCTTCGGCTATTGATACGGGTGGCCACCACACTCAGGCTGTATACAAATTCTGCAAGCCGAGGATCGGGCGGCGTATCTTTGCCATCAAGGGTGTTGGTGGAGAGGGCAAGCCAATCGTCGGCAGAGCCTCCACGAACAATCACATAAAATGCAAGTTGTTTCCGATTGGGGTGGATACCGCAAAGGAGATTGTCTATTCGCGGCTGAAGATCAAGGACCAAGGGCCAGGCTACTGTCACTTCCCTCAATACAATGATGAGTATTTCGCAATGCTCACGGCAGAGAAAGTCGTCAAGAGATACCACAGAGGATTTCATCGAAGAGAGTGGGTAAAAGTCCGTCAACGGAACGAGGCGCTCGACTGTCGTGTCTATGCGCTCGCGGCATTGTCAATAGTTGGCGTCAATGTTAATATAATGGCGCAAAGGTCTAAGAAAGACGGTGCAAGTGACGAAGACATTGCGAAATCTAAGGGCAAACCTGTGCGGAGACGCAAGCGCCCAGATGCTTTCGTGAACAGGTGGCGGTAGATGGCGCAAAGATCAAAATTGGCTCTGCCAATCGTCAAAACAAAGATACGTCGCAAAGGGCGGCATAGTAAGCGTGTAAAAGCGCGGGACAGAAAACAGAGTTTTTACACGCAGGGGTCTTGCCGTGGCTAATTTATTCGATAGCGATAATGCACCGATTGGAGTTCCCGAAGAGGTAATCGTTGGCGACTTTTTTCAGTTCAAGGTAACAGACTTTTCTGCCGACTACTCGAACAGCCTACACACTATGCGCTTCGTTGCTAGAATAGCGACAGGCAATTCAAGTGAAATTATCGTCACGGCAACGGCTGACGGAACCGACTATCTATTCACTGCTGCCAGCACTGTGACTGAGGACTACGATGTCGGTCACTATCACTATCAGCTAGAAATCGAAGAAGATAGCAGCGGCAATCGAGTTGTGGTTGACCGTGGCGAAATCGACATTCTGACCGACTTCGACAACAATGTTGACCCGCGCCATCATGCTGAGATTATGCTGGACAAGATTGAGAGCATACTGGAAGGCAAGGCCGATGCCGATGTCTCCAGCTACTCAATCAGCGGACGCTCGCTAACTAAGTTCTCGCCAGAAGAATTGGTTCAGTGGCGAGACTACTACAAGCGTGAAGTCGCGGCTATCAAGCGCGACTTGGCAATCAAGCACGGGCGAAAGTCCAAAGCGACAATCCTGCTGAGGTTCTAATATGGCATTATTTGATTTCTTGACTGGCCGAAAGGAACCGCAGAAGCGCAAGACGGTCCGCAATCTCGTCCGCAATTATTCGGGCGCTCAAGGCGGTCACTTGTTTGCGGACTTCGTGGCGTCCAGCTTCTCCCAGGACAGCGAGCTTAAAACCAACCTGCCTATTCTTCGCAACCGTAGCCGCGACTTGGCTCGTAACAATGAATACGCAAAGCGGTATCTAAATCTTATCAAAACTAATGTAGTTGGTGAGGGTGGCTTCTCGCTACAGGTTCGCGCCCGCAATGACGACACGCAGCTAGACATCGCTGGTAATCGTATTGTCGAGCGAGCCTTCAAGGAATGGTCAAGAATGGGTCACTGCGAAGTAACTGGTCGCATGACTTGGTTGGATTGTCAGCGTTTCGTTGCCGAGGGGCTTGCGCGTGATGGTGAGGTGTTTGTTAAGAAGATACGCAATCGCTCTTACAAGCATGGCTTTACATTGCAATTTCTTGAGCCTGAACTTATTGATGACGAAAAGAATGGTTACAATGAGAGTAATGGCAACCAAATACGAATGGGCGTTGAACTGGATCAGTTTCACCGCCCTGTCGCTTATTACGTCCTGACGCAACACCCGAATGACAACTTCCAACATCGCACTCGTCAGCGTAAGCATACGCGCGTTCCCGCCAGCGACATCATTCATATCTTCATGCCTAGTCGCGGGTATCAGACCCGTGGCGAGCCTTTTATGGCTCCTGCAATTACGGGGCTGAAGATGCTTGATGGATACCGCGAAGCGGAGCTTGTCGCGGCTCGTGCTGCCGCATCCAAGTTCGGTGTCATCACGACGCCAAGTGGTGACGAGTTTGTTGGCGACGACGAAACAGAAGACGGTATCCCCATCATCGACATGGAGCCAGGGAGCTACAGCCAGCTTCCAGCGGGTCACGACTTTAAGATGATTGACCCTACGCACCCGACGACTGCCTTTGCTGAGTTTGAGGCGGCTGTTCTTCGTGGCATCGCGTCTGGCCTGAATGTCAGTTACACCAGTTTGTCGAATGACCTGACTGGCGTTTCCTACTCATCTATTCGCCAGGGGACGATTGAGGAGCGGGACCACTACAAGATGATCCAGTCATTCCTCATCCAGCACTTCTGCGAGCCTATCTATATGGCTTGGCTTGATAGCGCCTTAGACTTTGGTGGGATTGGCATCCCAAGTGACAAGTTCGACAAATTCTCTACTCATCACTTCCGTGGGCGTGGCTTCGCTTGGGTTGACCCGCAGCGTGAAATCAACGCGGCAGTCACGGCAATAAATAACGGCCTGATTAGCATGAACGATGTTGCAGCCAACTACGGACGCGACGTTGAAGAACTGTTCTCGCAAATACAAAGCGACAAGGAGATGGCTGACCGTTATGGCCTGAAGATGGCGTTTGAGCCATTCGGCGTGAAGTCGCCAGCGGAGCCAGACGTAACAGGGGACACTGATGAGTGATTACACCACACTAATTGACGCGGCAGATGATGACGTAACTAGCGCGTCCGTTCAATGGTCTGCTGGGCATGGGAATGTTTTTGTCACGGGAGACTTTGGACACAACAACACTCGCGTCGTCATTGAGGCCTCTGCTGATAATTCTGCGTTTGCGCCGATTGAGGGTCTGGACGATATATCAGACCCGATGGTTAAGTATTTTCAACTTACTGGTCACACGTTTATTAGGGCGAAAGTCACTAATGCTCACGATACGCAAGTGCCAAGTCTTACAGTAAGGGTGATGTGATGGCGACGTATAAGCCAACCGCAGGGATGAAAGAGGACGCTCAACGCGGCCTCGATTGGCGTAGCGAGTTCGGTCGTGGCGGCACGGAAGTCGGCATCGCTCGTGCGCGTGACATCGTGAACGACAAGAACCTGTCCGAAGATACCGTGAAGCGCATGTTCTCCTTCTTCTCCCGTCACGAGGTTGACAAGGAGGCCGAAGGCTTTCGCCCTGGTGAAGACGGTTATCCCAGCAATGGTCGTATAGCTTGGGCGCTGTGGGGAGGCGACGCTGGCTTCTCTTGGTCGCGTGAGATTGTTGAGCGCATTAAGAAAAGTGAAGAGAGGGCCGAAGACCTGAGCGACAGCATTATGACTGGCCTGAAGAATAAAGCTGATGAGCATAATGAAAAGGTCGGTGACGTGGCATCCAAGCGCACCACAGTTCGCACTCTGGTTGCTGTGTTCCGTCGCGGCGTAGGCGCATACAAAACCAACCCCCAAAGCGTCCGTCCAAATGTGACGGGGCCAGACCAGTGGGCGTATGCTCGCGTTTCGAGTTTTTTGTATGCTTTGAGGAACGGTAAATTCCGCAGTGGAAAACACGACACAGATTTGTTACCATCGGGGCATCCTATGTCCACAAAGGACAGAAATGAGGCAGATATGATTGAAGCTGAAAAACGTCACATTCAGAGCGTCGAAGAAACCGAAGACGCCTACATCATCACGTTTGGCAAGTCTATGCCAGAGCGTGATATGCACGAAGAGGACGAAGAGATTGAAGTGATGGAGCGCAGCGAGATGCAAAAGCGCGCTCATCATATGGAGAAGATGGATCAGCACATTGATGCTGATACACGGCGTGTTCGTGTTGGCGTCTCAACGGAAGAGCCTGTTGAGCGTGATTTTGGTATGGAGGTTATCGACCATACCACGGGCAGCATGAACCTAGAGTTCCTGAACTCTGGTCGCGCACCACTTTTGCTGGATCACGATATGACCAAGCAAATCGGTGTCGTCGAGAGTGTTGAGCTTGATGAAGAAGCACGGCGTCTCCGTGCTGTAGTGCGCTTCGGAAAAAGTGCGCTGGCTTCTGAAGTGTTCGACGATGTTGAAGACGGTGTTCGTCAAAACATCTCAGTAGGCTATCGCATTGATGGCCGAGTAGAGCGCGGCAACGACCCAGACAATTATGTCCGTGTTAAAACCACGCCTATGGAAATCAGTATCGTTTCTGTCCCCGCAGACCAGTCAAGTCTCGTGGGTGTGGGCCGTGCAGTTTCCGAACCTTTGAGCAACCCTTCTGACGAAACGGAGAAACCAATGTCTGAAGAAATCAAAAACGTCAGCATCGACGTTGAAGCAGCAAAGGCCGAAGCTGTCCGCGCTGCTCGCAAAAATGATGCAGAAATCTTGGCGCTTGCCGCCAAGCACAACAAACGCGACTTGGGCGAAGTCGCCATCCGTGATGGCGTGTCTATCGACCAATTCCGTGGTCAACTTCTTGACATCATCGGCGACGAGAAGCCTCTCGACGTCCGTGCTGCCGACGTTGAAGTTGCCCCGAAACAGCGCGGTTCTTACTCGCTGGGTCGTATGGTTCAAGCCCAGGTCACTGGTGACTGGCGCAACGCTGGTTTCGAGCGTGAGATGAACGAAGAGATTGCACGTCGCGTCGGTAAAGCCGCCGATGGCATCTACGTTCCTGACTTCGCTTGGCAACAGCGTGGCCCGCTTTCGACTGCTGCAACGGCTGGCTCGGCCTCCGAAGTTGTCTTCGACGATTTCGTTCCGACCGAACACCGTGGCGATATGTTCGTCGAAGCCCTTCGCGCTCGTCAGGTTCTTGGGAACCTTGGCGTGACGTATATGGGTGGTCTGACCAGCCGTGTCTCGATGCCGAAACTGGCAACAGGCGCAAACGCTGACTTCGTGACTGAGCTTTCTGACGTCACTGACGGTGCTGGCACAGACGGTTCGGTTGACCTTATCCCATCCACGATGGGCGCATTTGTCGAGTTGTCTCGCCTTCTGGTTCTGGAAAGCGTTCCAAGCATCGAGCAAATCATCCGCAACGACCTTCTGGCTTCTGCCGCCGACCGCATTGAATACTATGCAATCAACGGCTCTGGCTCTGCTGGTCAGCCTCGCGGTATTCTCAACCTGACGGGCATCAACGACCTCGACATCTCATCGGACACGGACGTTGACGCTCTGACTTGGGCCGACATTGTTGCTCTGGTCAAGCTGGTTGAAGAAGACAACGGCATCACTAACGATGCGACTGTTGGCTTCCTGTCCAGCCCTGCGGTCAAGTCGAAACTCGCTTCGACGGCTCGCGTGTCTGGCACGGACAGCGTGTTCTTGCTGAACGACCCGTGGAACAGCCTGTATGGTTACAACGCACAGTTCACCTCGAATGTGCCGACTAACCTTGACCCAGGCGATGGCGGCAATGACGCCTCCGCATTGATTTACGGTGATTTTTCAAGTTACATCATTGCCAATCATGGTGCGCCAAGCATCCTTGTTGACCCATTTAGCAACTCGAAAGCTGGCACTGTCCGTATGGTGCTGCATGCTGACGTTTCGATGGCTTCTCGCCACGACGTTTCCTTCGCCAAAACTGACGAAGTTAGCGTTGCCTAACATTGGTGGCGGGGGCCTCGGCTCCCGCCATTTTTCTGATTAAGGTGGTATTATGAAGATCAAGGTATTAAAGAAGTGCTACGCTGGGACGGGTAAGAACCTGTTGGCTGGCGAAGAGCATGATATGGATGTGCGGACAGCCGAGCGTTTGATTGCTGCTGGCTATGCCACACTCGTCAAGACCCGTGCGCCTAAGAAGACAACGCGCGCTATTACAGAGCTTGAGACGCCCGAAGGCGAAGAATAATGGCTGTCGAAACCGCAACCGAACTCGCTGTGTTTTTCGAAGCGGATGACTTTGCGGTTACGGCCAGCTATACGCCCGCTGGCGGCTCGGCATCAAATGTGAACGGCATTTTCGACAATGAGTTCTTTGAGGCCGACGCTGGCGGTAGCGTAACCATCGCAATCCAACAGCCCCGCTTTGTCTGCCGCACATCTGACGTTTCGGGGGCAGCCGAGGGCGACGCAATAACTATTAGCGGGACCGACTACACAATTCGCGTGGTCCAGCCCGACGGGACTGGCACGACAACACTGGTGCTTGAGGAAGACTGATGGCGCATGTTCGCAAGTTAATCCGTGACGACATTGTTACGACATTGACGGGCCTGACGACGACTGGCTCAAACGTGTTCCAAACGAGGCTATTTCCCTTGGATCGTGTCAAGCTCCCTGGCATTTGCATTTACACCAGAAGCGAGACAACGGATTACAGCACATTGACGACGCCACGGACGCAGGTTCGTGAGGTCGAGTGTTTGGTTGAGGCATACGCCAAAGGAACGTCTAGCCTGGATGATACCTTGGACACGATAGCCGTTGAGATTGAGGAGGCGCTTTACACAGACCTCACTCGCGGCGGTAATGCCAAGGACACGAAAGTCACTTCTTTTGAGGTTGACTATGATGGCGAAGGGGAGCAATCCATTGGCGTTGCGCGCTTCACTGTCGCGGTTACATATGTTACTATCGAGAACGACATCGAGACTGCCGCTTGATGTTCAACTAGTTTGCAAACTTGGAGATTGAAAAATGGCAACACATACTGGTAGTGAAGGTGTCCTGAAGATTGGCTCCGACACAGTTGGCGAGGTTCGCTCGTATACAATCGAGGAAACCGTCGAAACTATTGAGGATACCTCCCTTGGCGATACGGCCCGCACTTACAAAGTCGGTCTGTCGTCGTTCACTGGTTCTATGGAAGTGTTCTTTGACGAGACTGACACGGCTCAGACTGCAATCAAGACAGCCATTGATGGCCAAAGCACTGTCACGTTTGAGGTTTATTACGAGGGCGAAGGCTCTGGCAATAAATACTTCACTGGCACTGCAATCGTGACCAGCCTGTCGGTTAATGGTTCGTTTGACGGGATGGTCGAAGCATCGATCAGCTTGCAAGGTTCTGGCGCTCTGTCGCACAGCACTGACGTCTAATTTAGACTAGAGGTGGCGAATGTCTAAATTAGCAGAGCGCATTGCTGCGAACCGTGCCGCACGTCAGCGCAGTTCAATCGAAGTTGAAGAATGGGGCGAGGACGGTAATCCTCTTGTCGTATATTTTGGCCCACTAACAGCCAGGGACATCGACAAGATTTCTCGCAAGCACCAAGACTTCTTGGTAAGCCCGTCTATGGGTGCGATGGTTGAGGCTATCATCATCAAGGCCGAAGACGCCGAGGGCGATAAGCTGTTTACCCTAGAGGACAAGACAACTCTTATGGGTGAGCCTGTCACAACCATTGCCAAGGTTTTTGGCCAGGTGATGGAAAGTGCGACCGCTGAGGACCACGCAAAAAACTCCGACGCGACCCATTCAGGCTAAATCTCATTGCCCTAGCTGATAGGCTTGGAAAGACTATCGCTGAGATTGAAGAAATTAGTCTTGACGAGTATAATGAATGGGTCGCCTACTTTGAAGTGATCGGAGATAAGAATGGCAGATAGCTTCTTACAGGTTCTGGAGCTAAAGGATCGGTTCACGGGGCCGATGCGTCGCGCCCAATCATCCACTAAAGACTTCAGCAAGTCCGTTGTGTCCGCACAGAGGGCGAGCAATACTTTTGGCAAGCAACTAAATCATACTGAGCGCGGATTGTCCCGATTTGCCAGGTCTGGGATACAACAAGCTGGCTACCAAGTCGGTGACTTTTTTGTTCAGATCGGTTCGGGGACAGATGCGACCAGAGCCTTTGGTCAGCAAATGTCTCAGCTTGCTGGCATCTTCGGTCCATTCGGTGCGGTCTTGGGTGCGGTGGTTGCCATTGGCGCTGCCTACAAGACTTTTTTGGATCAGGCAGCGAAAGAGGCTGGGGATTTGGCCACGGCCAGCACGATACTGAATGATGCCTTGGGCAAGACAGAAGAATTTAGTGGCGATCTTGCCACAGCGTTTGACAAAATCAAGAACAAGTATGGTGAAGTAACCGAAGAGACTATCGCCCTGGTAAACGCTGAACGCGCGTTGAACGAGATATTGCGTCAGAACGCTGTCATCAAAGCCACAACGGCCTTGCAGGGGTTTTCCACTGAGATTTCGCAAGCGCAAAGAAACGTAAAGGCTCTAAACTCTTTGTCCGAGGAGAGCAGAACTTTGGCTTTTGCCTTCGGTCTATTCACAACGACCACCAAGGACTTGGCTAAAGACCTTGGGACAACAACAGATGGCGCTAGTGCGCTTGCAAAGGCGTTCCAAGCCGTAGTTGACGCAAGTCCCGACGAAAAGCTCAATGCAATCAAACGCGCTCAGGCGCTTTTGGCCCAACTCACGGGGCTGACAACAGAGAAGTCTGTGCAACTGCGCGATACTCTGACACAGCTTGGCGTTGCCGCATCCAACACTGGAGAGGGTTTCTCTAAGCTAACATTGGAGGAGGTAAAGGCGGCTAAGGCGGCTGAAGACGCGGCAAAAAAAGCTGGTGAGGCAAAGCATAAATATGATGGTCTGGCACAAGGTATCGGCCAGTCATTCGGCAATGTTATCGGTGACATTGTCGCGGGCAACGAGAAGCTCGAAAACAGCTTTGGCAAGATGGCTAAGGCAATCATCAACGAGCTTATTCAGATTATGATTGTCCGTCAGATCGCCACAGGGATTAGCGGCGGGCTTCAGTCCAGGTTCCCTCAAACATTCGGCTCTCCGAAAGCTATCGGCGGTCCTGTTCAACGTGGACGAACCACATTGGTCGGCGAGCGCGGACCAGAACTCTTCGTCGCGAACTCCGCAGGCTCAATCATCCCCAACAACGAACTCGGCGGCGGCGGTGTAACCGTCAATCAGACCATCAACGTCACCACGGGCGTCCAGCAAACTGTCCGCAACGAAATCCAGACAATGATGCCACAAATCCAAGCGGCGAGTAAGCAAGCTGTCTTGGATGCGTCTCGTCGCGGTGGCTCTTATGCTAATTCGATGAAGAGATAGTAATGGCTATAACCTACCCACTCTCGATCCCGACCAGCAAGAACATAAGATCAGTGACGCTTATGGCGAGAAACACTGTTGGCATTTCTAGGTCGCCATTCACTTACAAGCAACAGGTCCATAAGTATCCTGGCCAAAGCTGGATGGCTGACATTGCCTTGCCTCCAATGAACCGCGCTGAAGCGGAGAGTTGGTTTGCGTTTCTGTTGAAACTAAACGGGCAATACGGGACTTTCCTCCTCGGTGATCCAGCCGCAGCCACGCCCCGTGGCTCTGCGAAGGATACCCCTGGCACACCTGTCGTGAACGGTGCAAGTCAGACTGGCAACGAGCTTGACATTGACGGGTTGCCCGCAAGTGCCACGGGCTATCTGTTGGCTGGTGATTACATCCAGCTTGGTTCTGGCTCGACAGCCCAGCTTTATAAAGTATTGGATGATGTGGATAGCAACGCTTCTGGAGAGGCGACTGTCACGGTTTGGCCTGACCTTCGCAGTAGCCCAACCGACGACAGCACTGTCATCGTGAGCAATGCGAAGGGACGCTTCCGCTTGTCGGCAAGCCAAGTTCAATTTACCATCGACGAGGTGTCCACCTACGGCCTGACATTCGGCGCGATTGAGGCAATCTGATGACCCGCAGCACGACGACCGCCTTCAACAATGAATTGGACGGGGAGGCTGTTGCCCCATTCTATGCTATTGAGCTTGAGTTTGATGATGGGTTCACGCGCTTCTGGACTGGTTACGGCGACATTGCCTTCGGCGGCAACACTTACACAGGGTCAGCCGATTTGGCGGGCGTCGATACGGCAGAAGAAACAACAGAGATCAGGGCCACAGGTGCTAAGGTTATCGTGAGTGGAGTTCCATCGACCTTTATTTCGCTTGCCCTT